ATTCTGCCATTAAAGATAATATAACTAATTCTTCTATCAGTTCTGGCAAGTAATCGTAATTGATTAGCAAGGTCGAAAGCTGCGGATTTGTCGGATTGAAGGTCAGCATCGATATCGATGGCACGTACAATCCCCTTAACATCAGGATTGTGGTCAGACTTAGGACTATGTGCCTTATGGCCAGCGGACGCTTTCCATCCATCAGAAGCTCTATCTCTATTGGGGAATGCGTCATCGATTTGTTCTCTGAGCTGAACCCCAGCCTTGCATAACTTGGCCATATCCTACGAGATTGTGCCGTTTTCTTTGGCGGCTTCTAGTTCCTCGTAATAAGCCAAAGTCATTGATTGAGCGGTGTCGTTTTCCTCGTCAATAACTAGAACCATTGGCTCACCTAAAGTGTTTTCATAGTGTTCTATTGTCATTTTATAACTCCGCGTTAAAGCCGATATAGGCGTTGTTTGTTGAGTTGGCCCCAGCGATACCGCCCTGACCAAGTGTTAAACCGCTTGCGACTGTGTATTTGATTACTGGACTATCTGCGTTACTTGTATCTAAAACAGGAACCGCGCTGCAAGTGCTTACTGTTGAGCCAGTTAAAAGCCTGTAATCGGCAGCGGTTGCAGTAACGTCAATACTTGTCGGATTAACCCGCATCGTGACAGGTAACTTAATAGTTCCCAAAGCGATTGTAGTTGAGTAATTAAAGACGTTTTGAATCCAAGCCGTAGAAGTTCCACCAGTCACCCAGCGGTAATAATAACGTTGGGCCAGAGCAATCTCGCCTTGAAGTGTGCCAGTTGCGGTTTGAAACGCGGTGGCTACTGAGCCAGCCTCTAGTTGAAAACCCCAGAAATCAATGCTTACACCTGTTGTGTTAGGTAAACCCTGAAAAATTATTTGCAAGGAATTATTAGTTCCTATGGTTTTTCCTGAGATACTTGGCAAAGTGATTGTTGAAGTAAATCTCTGCCAAGATGTTGTTAAATTGACACTGGAAAAAGTGGTGTTAACTGTTGATGAACCACCAGAGCCAAAGAATTGTGCAAAATATGGGTCTGCTAAAGTTACATTTGTAGATGCTTTTCCCCAATAAGAAATGGTTACTGTTTGACCTGCAAAGGTTCTTACATCTTCTAATCTAGTGCCAAAAACGTTGAAAGTCTGAGACGTTCTAGCACTTGTGCAGGTATATCTAAAAAAGAATTGACCTTCATAACCAGCGACTGGTGCTGCTCCCGCAGTGAAAGTCTGCTGGCTTAAAGTTATTGTACCGCCTGAACCGTTGGAATTATAAAACCAGCGGTCGGCGCTGAAAGTTTCAACGCTTGGGCTTTGAGTGAAACTTGTGCCGCGCTGCCAAATATCAAATGCGCCGTTAATGATTTTATTTTTACCAGCAGCAAAATTGGCTTGGTAACGGAGTCCGACCGATGAGGCACTATCCGCGACAAGTGTGCTACCCTGTTCTGTTGGTGCTGAAAGAATTGCAGGGGTATCGTTCGCGCTTCCAACAATAATATCGCCTTTGGCGTTGATTATTGAATTTTGAATAGCGTTAGGGTCGTCAGAAGCTACCCATGCTGAACCGTTGTAAACTTCTACCGCGTTAGTGTCTTTTAAGTATGAAATCATACCTTCGGAAACTACGCCTGTAAGAGCGGTTGTACGTGCTGCCGCATCATCAAAGACCATAACGGTCTGCTCCATCAGGTAAGTGTTTACCTGCGCGGCGGTTAGAACATCGCCTGTGTTGAAGAGCTTGTATCCCGCTCCTGCCATTGTTTCTCCTTAGTAGCTCAGCACGTCAGTGTCTAGTATACCGCTAATCGCGGAATCTAACACGAAGCCGCTCAATAGTGGCTCAGACGTGAATAGGGTCGTCATCCAGCTGGATTTCGTAATGTTATGGTGAATGCCATTAACCAGTGAATCCTGTGTAAATGTGGTTGAACCAGGCATAACTTTAGTAATGCTGATGCCATCCAATAGTTCAATGTCTACCCCTGACTTGGGTTTATTGGGGTTAGTATCATCGTAAAGGTTAAGCTGTAAGCTATCGATGCGTGGCTCTGGGTCCTTACGCGTAGCTAGAATACCTTTAGCCTGGTTTAAGGCTTCGGTGTCAGTCTGTACCAAAATGCCACTTCTGACGCCTGAATGGATAAAGAACTTGTCAATCGATGCCTGGTCAAAAGCGTTCTGAGCAGTGCCGCCTGAGCGGGTAACTGTGACGTCATTAATGAGCGTAGTATCGTCATAGGCCACAACAGCATTCTGGAACGTTAGAGCAGTGCCATTATCGGCGTAGCTGTAGGCAGCCGTAGCTGGATTCTTGATTAGGTTATTACGGCTATAGAATCTAACTGCGCCTTCGGCATCGATGAACAGACCGCCGAATTCGCTATCCTCTACTGTCTGTAAAGCCGCTAAAGCCGTTCTAGAGGTCCCAGGGTCGGCTTGTAGTGTAGTGTCCCCAGTGTCCACGTTTCGAAGGCTTACAGGCCATTCTATGACGTCTAGGATGGCATTTACGCGAGCTCCTGAGAGCTGGCCAGCTGGTGCTCCTGCAACGGTTGAAACTGTAGCTCCTGCTAGAAGCTTAGTGCCGTCTACGCAGCGTAGGGTGACCATACCTAAGTCCTCTTGGCCTTGCTTGAATCCTGTGTCGTAATTGGTAATAAAGCCAGAGAACAGAAAGTAATCCACGCCTAAATAGGTGGCGTAAATAATAATCTGACGCAGTGGCACTAGGTTGGGGTAATAGGCTGATAATGGGTTAGTAGGATTCCAGTCGCCATTCTGGTCATAAAGCATGACCTCAGCCACGCCTGGCTCGAACTTCTGGCTTATGCGGCTCCTACCACGTCTAATATTTACAGCGTGAACTAAGTCTGTGACCTCGACTGGCAGCGTTCCAGAGCCTAAACGGTTAGTGCCTAGTATGCCTTTAGTGGCACTGCCTAAGATAAGAGGATTAACCTCGAATGCTGTGTCTGAGTCAAAGTCTACAAAGACCCGAAGCTGGGGAGCTGACATTACAGAGCTACCGCATTCAGCGTAATGGACTGTCCACGCTTCTGGACCTCATATAAGCCTTCTGTAATAACCTGAATTAAATCATCGTTAGACATGACATTACCCGCTACGTTTACAGTCACGTTGGTAGCCTGGAAGCCTTGTGGTCCGAATGTACCGATAGTCTCAAAGATGTCTGCGATGCGCTGACGTGCAGCTGCTTCATTAGGTGTGTCGTCAGCTTTACCGCTTAGAACTACGCCTGAGTTAGCGATGATGGTCGCACCACCCACATTGAATGTGTCGAATGGATTAGCAGTTCCATTACCCGTAATAATGCTAACACCTGCTGGGTCGGTTGGATTGGCTGTAATCCCAGTGCCAGAACCGCCGCCACCACCACCGTTACCGCCACCAGCTGAACCGCCGCCACCTGAGCCACCTGCGCCATTACCGCCGCCATTACCAGACCCGAAGCCGTTAATAGCGTTTTTGATGGCGTTAATCTTGCCTAGAAGTCTATCTAGGATGGTATCCCAGTCTTCAAATGGATTCTTAGCCTTAGGTAAGTTAGCTATGCCAGTGTTAAGCAAAAATAGCTTTGTCTGAGCATTAATAATCTTATTAATGACATCAGTAGCGTTATCACCTGTTTTAACAGTAATGCCCAAGTTGTTGAGCATTGGGCTCTGCATTAGCAGCACTGCCTGGGTTAGCTTGTCTGCTGCGTCTGCGTTCTCATTTTGAATAGCCAATAAAGCTGTAAGACGTAGACGGTTTTCCTCGGTTACGCGATTCTGTAAAGCCGCAATAATCTGGATGTTTTCTAAATCGAATACAGTCCCAGCGCGTTTTAGCTGTAGAGCTTCTTTCTCACGCTTAGCTCTTTCCTTCTCAGTTTTAGCAGCTAAGGCAGCAGCCTTCTTACGGTCTAATTCAATCTTCTTTTGTAGGTCCTGCTGCTTTTTCATGTCAGCTAGGAATTTACGGTTAGCCGCTGGATTGTTAGCTGTTCTATTGGCAGCAGCCATTGGATTATCAAATAAAGCTCTGATTTCCTCTAGCTTGCGGCGTTCTTCTTCATCAATGCGGAAACCAGTAGAAAGTAGTTCTTTTGTATAGCGGATGGTCAATCCAGCGCGGCGGAAGACATCACCGATGAAGCCACCAATTTTAACAATCGCTTCTAGGCCTTTAGTGTAATTACCGTTATTGAGCTGCTCTAAGCCGCCAATAATTCCTTTGCCTAATTCCTCTGACGCATCGCCAAAAGCTATTTTTAACAGTTCTACCTTACCTGCGTAGCTGTCAGCGTTAGCCGCAGCTGAGCCAGCGAATTGTCTAGACAGTGTTGTTATAGCTGTGTTAAAACCCATCGCTTCAAGTTCGGCAGTGGTATAGGCAGTCTGTAGCTTGCCTAATGACGCATAGTTACCGTTATAGGCACGACTTAATGCGGTTGTAACTGAACCTAAATCTTTACCAGTAGAAGCCGAAATATCCATCGCAACGCTAAGGAGCTGCATAGATTGTTTAGCATCTAGTGTTGTAGAGATGAGCTGAGTAATCGCAGGAGATAGTTCATCCTTGCTTATCGCAGTAGCTTTCTCAGTCTTCTCTAAGTAATCTTCAATGGCTGAAGTGTTGTAAGCCAGGCCTAAATTACGTAATGATTGAGCAAGCTTGACCGCTGCCTTATCCTCTGCAATAAAAGCTTGAACGGACTTTTTTAACGCCTGGAAGCCAGCGATGGCTATAAATGTTCTGCGAGCTTGACGGGCTAAACCATCAAAACTTTTATTAAGCTTGTCAGTAGACTTTTGCGCTTTCTTAAATCCAGCTTCCTTAAATTCGGAAGCTATATCTATGCGGACCTCAGCCATTACGCAGCCTTCCTAACTTTTGTACGAGCATTCAAAGCTTTAGCGGCTTTGTCAATCGCCTTAAATGTTGCGTCTAATGCCTTACCTTGATTCTCAGCGTAAGCTGCATAAAGCAAGCGTCCGCGACCACGCTCGAATTTATCGTACTGTTTCAATGGTCCGACACCGTTCATAGCACCTACGAAGCGGCGACCAGCATCAGGATTATTAGAACGGCCATAGACCTGTGTAGATTTACTTCCATGATTACCCATTTGTGGACGTCCACCAGGATTAATGCGGCCAGCCCACTCTACAATCATACCTGCCGCTGATTTGTTAAATAATGAATAAAGACCGCTGAAGCCTTGTGAGTTACGCTTACGAGCTCCAAGTGAATAGGTTAAACCATCTTTAATTTCACTGGAATTATATTTAGGAAACGGTCTGAATTTAGAAGTCCTGCTAACAGACTCTACGCCATTATCCTGCCAGTTATACAAGCCACCAGGAGCATTCCCTGGGACTTTAGCTTCTGCTGCAATTATGACGTCTTTTAATGCAGTGCGGATTTCGGCGTCCATCTGCTTACGTAGGTCAGGCGCGAATTGTTTCAGAGCTCTTTTAAGCTCTGGAATTCCGCTTACTACGACTGGCATTTTTCCTATCTTCCGCTTGCTTAGCTAGTACGGCATGGATAGCTTTTAGTAAATCCCTATCCATATTAATGAACTCGCTAGGCGCGATACCCAGATTCACCGATAGTTCTGCTATACGGTAAGTCCAGGTATCACGCGTTAGCCATTTGGGTATTCATCACCCAAGACTTCAACAGCCTTCAAAGTCTCTAGAAACTTGTCTCCGAACGGTTTAACGTCTGGAGCATCGCTTCTGCGTAGACACTCCCAGGCAAGCCAGTAAATGTCGGACTGCTTTTGGTCTTCCTGGAAGGCGCGATAAAACCCCTTCTTTGTGTGCTGCTCAAAAGCGTACTCGATTACTGGTGTAATCTCATGGATGGATTCAGTTCCATCTGCCCTAGTTACCTTTAGTCGTGCCATGTTTTGCCCCTATCTAATTATTACCAGGTGCCTGTGTCGGCAACTGTTACAGCTGAGTTTACAGTGAACGTGATGTCCATAGTGGCCATATCTCCTGTAGCACCGTTAATCGGTGTTA